AAGGTTGGCCGACTTAAGGATTGGGTTACTCCATTGATTACGGATCGTAATGATCCAATTGGTGGAAGAGTGTCTCGTATTGACGAGATGCGACAATGGCTGTTTCCTACTGGTTATGATTGGCTAGATGCGGTGGAAGCTGATGCTATCGAGGGCATCGGTCCTGAATCAATTCAATTACCGTATGATGAGAGGAAGGAAGTTGTCTATGATTACTTCTCGCAACCAGATATCCATCCAAGTTGGGATAGCTGGGACTATGCCGCCAATAAGCTAGCCGGTTTGGTTAGTACTGCTGTTCGTCTAGTAGATTTGAATACCGCTTACGAGGATATGCCTAGAGGTACCAATTTAGGTCTGCCCTTTGCTACAGCCGATGCTGAGTACAGGATACAGGTGCTTGAGTTGGCGAGGCATGTGAGTAGATCAGGTTTTAAAGGTAGACCTGATCCATGTATGTTATATTGGCGTGGTCAGATGAAGGGATTAGATGTCACGCCTAAGCAGCGTACGGTTTGGGGTTATCCTCATTACATTACGTTGCTTGAACTTCAGATCCAGATTCCTTTGCTACACGTTTTACGCAGTAAATTGGAATTTTCCGCATGGAACGAACCCACTGTCGTAAACCATGCTGTTACTGAGGTAATGTTGCATGCACGTCAGGATATTCTCTCGGTCGACTTCTCGAGATTCGACGCTTCAGTTCCGAGGGTCTTGATTGAGCAGATATTCGCTATTCTGCGCTCATGGTTCACTTCAAAGGCACATCCAGTTATTGATTATGTAGAGCGATGCTTCCTAGAAATAGGTTTGCTGACCCCTGAGGGCATACTACAGGACAGGAATGGAGGAGTACCATCCGGGTCAGGCGTTACTAACCTGATTGACTCTCTTGTCCAGCTATTTGCCTTCCACTATATAAGCCATAGGATGGGTAATTCTGTGGACATGCACTTAGTGCAGGGGGACGATGGAGTCGTTGCGTTTCACGACCCATGGTCACTCGATAGTGTTTCAGAAGTCGCGTTGGAACTAGGTCTAAAAGTGAGTTCCGATAAGGGCGGTGTTTCTCGTACACATGTGAGCTTCCTTCAAAATCACCATGATGTATCCTACAAGAAGCAGGGTCTATACGTAGGGATTCGACCCATTGCGCGTGTTTTCGGAAAAGCCTTGTGCTATGAAGGATTCAAGTCGCATTGGGACGGTGCAGACGATTCCCTCAGATGGATTCAGCAGTTCGAAGCCTGTCGATACCATCCAAGATTTGGCAAGGCCGTTGATTTCCTGTTTGACAACGACAAGTACCTTAGGCGGTACTCCCTGGCTGAGCTAGTGACGAAGGCCGGTGGTGTCGGAGAAGCGGAGAGTGCCCTTGATTTGACCGCTTTTCCATACGGGAAAATGCCCATAAGAGAGTATAACTCCTCGGCTGTATGGAAGGAAGTTCTACAGCGTAAAGCGGGCGTGGGAAAGGCCAAGGCGAAGGGCGTGGGCTAATCCCCAGGGAGAAGGAAACTTC